CTACATCATAGTCTTCTATTTCAAGATAACAGTGTTGTTCTAATAATGTATACTGAGGGTCATGTTCTGTAGAAGGTGTAAGACCTAATACTGTATCCATCTTTTCTGACATTGCAGATTGTTTTGGAAGTGTAGGTTCAGGAAGTTCCATATCTCTATACATTCCTGAATTAATTTGTTTTGCAAGTTCAATAGGACTTCTATAAAGTATATGTGTATATCTATCTGCTCTTCTTAAATCTGTAGCATAATAGGATACATAAAATTGGTCAATAGGTACAAACTCACTAACAGGTCTGTTAATAGAGTTATCATAATATATTTTCTTTACTGCAGAACCTAGTAGTGGTAAATGAAACAACATTCTTTCTGCTTCATCAAAGTATTCAGGCATTTGTTCTGCTACTTGATAGTTCATAAAGTTTTGAACTCTATTTGCCTGTCTCTGTTTTGAATCGGTTATGTCACCAAGTACTTGTACTTTTACAGGACCTTTGGCAGGAAACAACTCACCACTTGCTTTACTCTGAAACTTAACTGCAGATTCTATAAGTAAAGGGTGTACTGCAGTTGCTGCACCTTCAAAAGGTTCTGTTGTATCTTCAAGTTTTAAACCAAGTAAGTCAAATCCTCTTTCAAACATTGACTCCCATTCAGTTCGTGAAGATTTATCTGCTTCATACTTTTCTATTACTGTTTGAGCAATATCATCTAAGACTTCTTCTTCTACTTCTTCTGCATTAAATTCTATTTCAAGTTCACCTGTTTCAGGGTCAACTTCAAAGTTAACATTATCAGACCTTTTTTCTTTTTCCATGTCAAGGTTAATTACGTTAGCTTTTTCCTTCCCCTCGTTTGGGTTCTTCTCTACTGCCATTCTTTTTTTTCCTTACTTTAAATTTTCTTACTATTGATTCGCAACCTATTTTCAAAGGTATCATACCACATTTACAATCGGATGACCACCTTTTTTTGTTACATATAGAACAATATTCTACAGGACTGTATCTGAATATTTCCATTATACAATTATACTCTCCAATATGCAACTCTCTTGTTTCTTTTACTTTGGTCATCTTCCCATGAAGGGTCTTCAGGATGTATCAAATTCCAACTATCTTTCATGTAGTGTACTGCCATAGTCATACAGTCAACTTGGTCATCATGAGACCCATTAGGAAATGACATACATTCTGAAAATAAATCGTCTGCCCATACTTTATTTTTAGGCAACCATACTCTTCCTGATTCCATCATTGGTGTAGATGCATATACTCTTGCTACCTTATCCTTATCAGGCAGATAGTCTAATACAGGCAAGCCTGCTCTACGCATATCTTGTATCAATGACTGACCACTTGCCTTTCTTTCTATAATACATACATCAGGTCTAAACTCTCTATACAAGTCTTGGGCAATACGTCTTAACTCAGGATATTCATATCGACCTCTTGTATTACCTAGCAATATCAAATGAGATGACTGACCATAGTCTTCATCATAGTCATGGAATATTCCCCATGTCTGTATTACACTATAGTCTGCAGTTCTACTTGTACTAAATGCAGTATCATAGGTTTGTATAATAAACTCACACTCAGGAGGGTCTTCATAATCCCACCACTGTATATACTTTTTTTTAATTATACCTCCATCATCAGGCGAAGGGTCTTGCATATAAAGTGAGTTCCAATATCTTGCACCATTGCTTGCTCTAATTTCTTGCTCATCTATCTTTAATATTTCATCAGGCTTCCACTCTGGAAAATATGAGCTACCAACTGGCAGGTCCAGGAGTTCTGCTGCTTCTTCATTAAGCCATGCAGGAATACTAATTACGTGCCACGGATATGTATTCTGTTCTGCAGTCTTTTCTTGTTTAAGTAACCAACCACATAAATCATCATAGTGGTATCGTGTATTAATAATTATAATTGAACCATTAGGCATAAGTCTTGTTCTTAAACCTGCAGGATACCATTCCTTTATATAACGTCTACCTGTTGCACTAAAAGAATCTTCTTCTGACATTACGTCATCAAGTAGTGCAATGTTTGCACCTCTACCTGCAACCTGACTTCTTACACCTGCTGCGTAATACGAGCCATTCTTATTTGTTTTCCACTTGCCTGCTGCTTTAACATCACTACGTAATGCTACACCTTTAAATATTCTTTGAAACTTTTCAGTATTTACTATATCTCTTACAGTTCTACCAAAGTCAGATGCTAGTTGGTCACTATGAGATACTGACATTATTTCATGATTTGAATAATTACCTATATACCATGCAGGAAATAACTTACTACATATTAAAGATTTAGAAGAACGAGGTGGTAGAAATACCATAAGTCTCTTAATATCGCCATCTACCACACCCTGTAACTTCTGACATAACAGTTGTATATGTCTGCCCATCTTAAAATCAGATACAAGAGTAGGTGCAAACTGTTTAACAAAAGTTAAAAAGTCATCCTTTGCTCTAATACTTGTATATGATTCTAATTTAAATTTTAAATCTAGGTAATTATCTACCTTGTTTAATTGTGCTTCCATGTTGTATTTATTTTATTACCTTCTTTTTCCATGTCTAAACATTTATAACTTTTGGGAAAGTACATTGGCATATGAATAGGCATTCCTTTTGCTATCTCATAAGCTCTTGATAAACACTTATCATGGGTTGAATGTGGACTATATAAGTCTTTTAATGTTACACACATATTTGGTTGATGCATTAAACAAGCTAGTACGAATAATTCATACATAAATATTCCTTATAAAAATTATTATAACACTATTGCAAAAAATAGAAAAGTATGTTACCCTCTATTTAGACCTTCGGGGGTAAATACATACCTCCATCTCACCTATTATAACTATATTCAATACGTTATAAAACCAAAAATATTATATAAACTTAATTCAGGGGCAGCCTGATATAGATTTTCTATGGTTAACTCCAGTGATTTTTAAAAATATTTGAGGGTAGGGTATATATATATAGTATATCCAGCCATTTTTTTGCTAGGGGTTAGACACTATAATCTATATAACGTCAAAAAATTGACTAATTCTAAAAAATCTAGGTAGGATAGATAAGCAACAATATATAACACTATAATCAAATTTAAAAAGATTAGGTTTGTTTCTATTTAATCTAATGAATTTGTATTATGCTATTATTTATATGGTTTACTATACCTTATAAAACTATTTAAACTATTGAATACATTAGAATATTCTTAATAGGATAGATAGACAACAATATATAAACAATATAGATAAATGATTAACTAATGAAAAGGAAAATGATTATGGATTATAGAAATAATGATACGAATCAAATTATTATGAAAATAAATGATAATAGATATTTATCCATTATTGAAGATAACATGAATGATGGATTAGTTGAAATTGCTATGATGGATGCTAACAAAGAATACATAGATGATGGTACTTTTAATGGTGGTTGTATGATATGCTTAAACACTCAAGAATTAGCTATTGAATTATTAAAGTTAAACTTAGATAATTGCTATAACTACAATAAAGAAAATGACGAATTAATTGAAGATACATTAAACGATAGATAAGCAACAATATATAACTATATGAAAGGATAAAGGTTATGACTATAGAAAAAGTAAGAGTTACACAAAAACAAATTCATTCTAAAAGTAAGACTGAATTAGAAAAAATAGTTTGGGAATTATTTATACACTATATGTGTACAAATGAAAATACTGACGAATATCAAACTAGTGTTTTTCGTAGACACTTTTATAAAGTTAAAAAACAATTACCAAACTTTACTGATATTGAACATCAAAAATGTAGATTAGTAAATGGTAAGCTTTACATATAACAAGAAAGGATAAAAGTTATGTTTAAAAATAGAACTAGAAAAGAACTATTACAGTTATACAATATTTTATTACATTTACATGATAGTGGTACTGTATGGTATAACGAAAATAAATACCATAAAGGATACTTTTTAAATGAACTAAAAAGAGCAATATTGAAAGGATAAACAATTATGACTATTCAAGGATACAAAAAAATATATGCAGAATATAAAATCCCTAATAATCCAACTAGAAAACACTTTAAAGATTGGATAAGAAGTCAATATAAAAAAAAGTATTATAGTATAAAAGATATTATAACAAAAAGGGACGCACGAAGCTATAATGTGGGTTTATACACTGCTATATTAA